AATAAGTATGCAGACGGTCAGAAAGGTATCATGACTCTTGACCTCGGCGATAGTTCGCAATACGCTTACTTGCAGTTCGGAGATGCAACGCTTCCCGGCGACTACGGTACAGCGCTTGAGCTTGTGTCCGGAGTTCGTGAAGAATTCTACAGTTTACCCGCTTATGTTCGAGCAAAATTCGGTCACGATCCTATGAATTTCATCGACCATTTGAATGATCCTGCAACGCTCGAATATCTCCAACAACAAGGTCTATACGGTAGCAAATATACCTTTGATGAACCACAACAGTCCTTAAGTAATGAACAAACACAAAAAGAAAGTAACACTTTAGAACAAAATGATGAAAAAACACAAAAATAGGCGTCACCGAAGCCAGTTACTTACTTGATGTAACTGGCGTAGGTGACGCAAAAATAATCTAAAACCTAATAATAATTTGCTTTAGGTTAATTATTAGGTTTACACTTCGAAGAAGGTGAAATTTTGGCTCGAAAAAAAATAAGAGTTCGAGGACATCGCTTCAGCGATGCTCCTGCAATGTACATGAAAAGGACTAAATTTGACCGTTCTCATGTTTATAAGACAACTTTTAATTCAGGTAAGCTTATACCTGTATTTGTTGATGAGGTTTTGCCTGGCGATACTACTCGTATGTCTGTTAATTATTTCGCTCGTTTGGCTACTCCTATTAAGCCTATCATGGATAATATTTATCTTGACTGGTTTTTCTTTTTTGTCCCAAATCGCCTCGTTTGGGAACACTGGCAGAATTTTTGTTTTGAACAGGAAGACCCTGATGATAGTATTGATTATGTCATTCCTACCGTTTCTGCTACTGATAACTCTCAAAATGCCTATATAGGCTCTCTTTGGGATTATTTCGGCTTGCCTGTTAATACGTCTGGTAATTTATCTGGTATTAGTGCTCTTCCATTTCGTGGCGTTTATCTTATTTACAACGAATGGTTTAGAGACGAAAACCTCCAAAAATCCGTCAAGATTCAGAAAGGCGATACTAACGAAGTTTTAAACTCTGCTCGAGCTGCCGAGCAGCCTTCTTGGGTTTTCAGTTCAGGTACCAATGTTGTTCCCGGCTTAGCCTGTCCGCCTCGTGGTAAACGTCATGATTACTTTACTTCTGCTCTTCCGTGGACACAGAAAGGACCCGGCGTTTCTGTAGGTCTTGCCGGTACTGCTTCTATAGTTGACCCGACACCTGCTACTGGTTATCTTCTCCATAGTGCCGATAGACAGCTCGCCGCTGTTTCAGCTTATGGCGGTGATGCCTCTTCTTCAGGCGGCCGTAGGGTTATATCTGGTGATGATTTTATTAAGATTAGCCGTAAGGGTTCATCTGATTATAGTACCGTAGGCGGTTTTGCCGGTAATACCTCTTCAGATGTAACTATTTCTGCTCAAAAAGCTTCTACTTACCTTGGCAATGATTCTTATGTTGATTTGGACACTTCAAGCATCTTTACGATCAACAGTCTTCGTACTGCTTTCCAGATGCAGAAGTTTTATGAACGCCTTGCTCGTGGTGGTAGTCGGTATACAGAAGTGCTTCGCTCTTTTTTTGGCGTAGTTTCTCCTGATGCTCGTCTTCAGCGTCCGGAATTCCTTGGCTCCTTTACTAAAATGGTAAATGTCAATCCAATAGCTCAAACTTCTGCAACCGACGATACCTCTCCTCAAGGCAATCTTTCTGCTTATGGTGTTACTGCTGCCAAGTTCCATGGCTTTACTAAATCTTTTGTTGAGCATGGCTATATTTTTGGTTTTGTATGTGCTCGTGCCGATCTTACTTACCAGCAAGGTATTAACAAGATGTGGCTTCGTTCTACTGTTTATGATTTTTATTGGCCTACATTTGCTCATCTTGGCGAACAGGCTATTGAGCTTCGTGAGATTTATGCCCAAGGTTCTGAAGCTGATAAAACTGTTTTTGGCTATCAGGAACGTTATGCCGAATATCGCTATAAACCTTCGCAGATTACAGGTAAGTTCCGTAGCTCTGTAACTGGTGGTTCTTTGGATAAGTGGCACCTGTCTCAGTTCTTTAAAAATGCCCCGACTCTCAACGAGGAGTTTATTGTTGAAAAACCGCCTATTAATCGCATTATCGCTGTTCCCAGTGAGCCTGAGTTCTTGCTTGACATAGGCTTCCGTTACACTACTGTGCGTCCTATGCCTATGTTCGGTACGCCCGGCCTTGTTGATCACTTCTAGAAGGAGTTGGTTATATGTCATGGCTTTCTGATACTTTAGGCAGTGTTGCTGGTTCTGTTTTTGGATCTGCAGTTCAGAATCATTACAATTCTGCTAATGCCGCACAGGCCAATGCGTGGAATGTTGAAAACTATAAACATCGTTATCAATGGGCTGTTGATGATATGCGTGCCGCTGGTCTGAACCCCATTCTTGCCGCAACTAATGGTATAGGCGGTTCTATATCTGGAGCTTCAGCTGCTTCTGTAGGTATGAGTGATATAGGTTCTACTATGAACTCTGCTAAAGCCGCTAGTGCCGCTGAAAGGCAGGCTAAGAATGCTGAGAATCTTGCAGTATCTCAAATTGAAAAAAACGTCGCAGAAGCCGATTCTGTGCGTCAGAGCACTCATGGAACAGTACTCCAAAATGGTATTCTTGCAAATGATTTGAATCTTCGTGAGCAGACTTATGAAAAGCGCCTTGGCTACGAACTTGAAAAGATGAATTTGGAGCTTGAGAACCTTCGGCTTCAGGGTTCTTACCTTAGCTCTGGTGTTTTGAACAATATTGCTTCTGCTAATCGTGCTAATTCTGCCGCCGCTCTTGATAATATTCAAACTGAAATGGCAGGTATGGAACGTGATTTCTATAAGAATCTTGAAAGTCTTACAGGCGCTCCTAGATCTGTTGCTAGTGGCGTTGGTTCTACTGTCAAAAATGTTATAGGCTTCCTCGGAGGTCGTTACTTTGGAAGGAGATAACTTTTATGTCTAATAAAACTACTATGATTCTTACTTTTATCGTTTCTGTTGTTGTCCCTTTTATTCAGGAAGTTGTGGATCTAATCGAAGCTTTGAAAGGTAAAGCTTCTTCGAATACTGTTACTGCTAAAAAAGTTGCTTCGGACTTTCAATCCGATGTTGCGCAACTTGTTGAGCCAGTTGCTAATAAGAATGATTCTAAAAAAACTAGCCGTTTTTTCGGTTCTTGGAGGGATGCTAAATGAGACGACGTCGCTTATCTAAACGAGGTTCTCGTCGTCTTTTCCGGCGTACCTCCAGATCTCGCCGTAAAAATTTTAAAAGAGTAGGACGAGGTGGATTTAGGATTTGACATTCTGACTTAATCCTGATACAATCGGTACAGGTGATTAATATGGTTTGTTATAATCCTATTCTTATGTACCCAGTTGAGGGAGCGATTACAAAAAATGGAAAACAACATTATAGTTTTTACGGTAGCCTTGCCTCTCACCCCGAGCTTGCTGGCGATAGCCGTTTCATTCGTTGTTCTTGTAAACAATGTATCGGTTGTCGTCTCGAAAATAGCAGACAGTGGGCTGTCCGTGCTGTCCACGAAGCCCGTTCTTCGTCTTCTGCTTATTTCGTTACTTGCACTTTCGACGATTATCATTTGCCGCGTGATAAAAGCTTAAGCAAGAAATTTCATCAGACTTTTATGAAAAATCTTCGTCGTGAGTATGGCAGTGGTATTCGCTTTCTTGGCTGTGGTGAATATGGTGAACTTCATGGTCGCCCTCATTATCATTACATTTTGTTTAATATTGATTTTGATGACAAAATTTTTCGGTTCCGTACAGACGGTTATAATACTTATACTTCTTCTCGTTTTGCCAAAGTATGGAAATATGGTATGCATCTTATTGGTGAGTTTAGCTTTGATTCTGCTGCCTATGTCGCTCGCTATATAGTTAAAAAACAGACAGGTAAAGACGCTCCTTCTCACTATAAAGGTCGCATTCCTGAATTCATGGTTGCTTCTAATCGTCCTGGCGTAGGCGCAAAATGGCTCGAAGATCATGGCGAAGAATGTTATGCCAATGATTATGTTGTTATTAACGGTAAGAAGATGCGTCCTCCTCGTTATTATGATAAGAAATTTGATGAAACTCATCCTCATTGGATGGAGTTTATTCGTAACAACCGTATTGAGAAGATGCTTCATAACTTGGAGAACAATACTTTTGAGCGTTTGGTTGACCGTTGCCGCGTTCAGGAAGGTAAATATAAACATTTTCTTGGCAGAAAACTTGACAAGGTATTGTGATTGTGTTATCATTAAGTCAGAAATGAGGTGATGCTTATTAGTGAACTTAAAGCTGTTGAAAATTTCTGTGATGAGCGTAATATTCCTTTTAATTACTCTTTTCGTGGGAGTAAATATGCCGCTTACCGTCTTAAGCCTGATGATTCTAGAGTTATTCGCCTTGATAATGACTATTATGTTATATCAGCTACGCTGTATCTTATGATTCGTAGGTATTTAGTTGCTTTAAGAAAAGGAGATGTTTTCACTGAGACTTTATTCCATTTATGATTCTAAGGCTGAACAGTTCAGCCCTCCACAGGTTTACCACAATGATATGCTTGCTCTGCGAGCTTTTGAAGGTATAGTCAACGATGATAAAATGCTTATTAAAAAGTATCCTGAAGATTTTACTTTGTATTATATTGGCAATCTTGGTGACAGCGACGGTCGCTATTACGTTGAGAATTGTGACGAGTCCCGTATTCCTGTCATGGTTGGTCGCGCCATAGAATATGTGCAGGATGTTGACAATATTTCTACTAAGTGATAATCTAATAAAGAGCGTATCAGAAAAAGGACGATCTCATAGAGATCGCCCTTTTTTTGTACGCCACGCCCGCCGCGTCTAGGCGCCTGCGAAAGGAGGTGAAACTATGAAATTTAAGACAGCTTATGATCCCGTAGAAGAACATGATCATTGCGGTATTGAGTTTACCATGCCCTCTCTTACAGTTCAGGACGAGAAAGAGGAAACTGATATCAATTACATCGTAAATAAGTATGCAGACGGTCAGAAAGGTATCATGACTCTTGACCTCGGCGATAGTTCGCAATACGCTTACTTGCAGTTCGGAGATGCAACGCTTCCCGGC